ATCCTTGCTTCCATCTTGGCGGGTGCTATAGTTACGAAGGCCCAGTTGAAACGATTACAGAAAGAAGGCGCACCCCATAAACGGGCTAGAGAAGAGAAACCAAAAACTAGAAAGAGAGGTAAATATGGAAAAAGAACAAGAGTCAGATAAAGGCGGCGGGATCGTAAAAAGGCCAACTGCCGGATCAGGAGATGAATGAAAACACTAGTAAGCTTCCGTGAATACGGAGACCACCCGTTAAGAGGGTTGTTGAAAGAAGGGTTTAAACACGTTGTTATTGCAATACAGACAGGAGATTACTGGGTGGAAACGGATTACGCAGTAGGCGTTCCCATCACTCATGTTATTGCTCATAAGGACTATGACCTGTTAAACTATTATGTGAGACAAGGTTACACCGTTGTCAAGCGGGAGCAGGAGATTAATAAACAGTTTAAATTTAATCTTTTCCGTGGTAACATTTTTGTTGCTAATTGTGTTGGGTTAACAAAAGCTTTACTCGGATTAAATAGTTGGGCTATAACACCCTATCAACTTTATAAGAGGTTACAGAAACCATGAGCATATTTCCCGGATTTGGCGGCCCTAGCGCACCGGCGCCTCCGCCGCCACCCGTAGCACCCCCGCCACCAATTGAAAGAACAGACCCATCTATAGCGGCGGCAAAAAAGAAACTCGAAGATAGTGAGGCCAAAAGAAGAGGTCGCAGAGGTACTATGTTAACTAAATCAGGACAAAATGTTTCTGGCGGAACTTTATTAAGACCGTCAGCAGACGATGATAACTCTAACTTAGGATAATATTATTATGGCTATTTTTCCCGGTGGAGGTTCTCCACCACCAAGACCTGCTTATGTACCACCGCCTCCACCTCCGGCGCCAGAACCAGAACCGGCTCCAGAGCCAGAAGGAAAATTAGTGGACAAACAAAAAGCTAAAGCAGCAACAGCACGAAGGGCAGGACGCAAAGGATCTACGTTAACAGGTGCAAGAGGTTCTTCTGGAAATTTAGGTAATATTTCTAGACCCGGAGCAAGCGGGAACGACAAACTAGGGTAACTTGGAGAGATAAAATGCCGGGAGTTTCAAGTGGGTATGGTAAAAGCCTTGGAAAAGGAGTGTCGAAAAAATACGGCACAAGTGTTGTTTCAAGCACTTACCCTGAACGAAAATACGGCCCATTAGGAGATTGGATGTATAAAGTTGGAACCAGTATGGGGGAACGTTCTATAAAACAATTGCCCGCTGCTAAAACAAGAAAAACGCCTTTAATAGAAACGAGGACACGGACAAAACCAGTTAAGAAAAAATTTAATACCAAGTTACAGGGAGCGGGTAAAGTTCAGCGTCCGAAAGCCAAACGAAGTAGCGGCAGTAAAACTGCGGCTTTATTAAAAACACGACAAGAATCAAAGAATAAACTAGGATAACTCTATGGCTATACAAGATAGCGACGAAAAGAAAGTTTTATCTCATATAAAGAGACAGAAAGCGGCTAAGAACAGGCGCTCTCAGTTTGAAAATCATTGGGAAGATTTAACTCGCGTTCTTTTACCGAGGCGCCAAGGATTCAGTTCGGTGCATCAAGATGGGGATCAACGGGTAGATAGTATTTACGATGGCACACCTATGCAAGGAGCTAGAAGTTTAGCTAATACCGTTGGAGCTATGATTCGTCCTGAAGGCCAAGATCTCACGATTATTAGAACGGAAAATGATCAATTAGCGCAAATAGGGGAAGTGCAAGATTGGTTAGGGTTTGCTACTCAAAATCTCAACGAAGCGATCCGTGACCCGAGGGCAAGATTTCGACAGGCAACCGGAGAGGTTGACCTCGATCTTGTTGTATTGGGTACTGGGATATTGTATTTGGGAATGGGGGTAAGCCAAGAACACTTATTATTCCAATCGGTGCATCTAAAAGACGGGTATCCGTTATTTAGTGATGAAGGGTATCCATGTGGATTGTACAGAACAAAAAAGGTATACCTTTGGCAAGCTGAACTAATGTTTGGGCTGGAAAACCTATCTAGAGAATCTAAAGAACGAATCAGAGACAAGAAACAAGATGAAAAAATAGACTTACTTTATTCTGTTCAGAAAAGAAAGAATGCTAAAGCAGATCCTATTTTCTCCAAGGACATGCCTTACGAAGAATTGTGGATGGAAGTCCAAGCTAAACACGTTATTAGAGAAAAAGGATACCATGAATTTCCTTTCGTAATTCCTAGATGGGACACCTCATCTGGAGAAGAGTACGGTAGATCCCCCGGAATGATTGCCCTTCCAGATGCGAATACACTACAAGCTATGGGCGAAACAATTTTGGTTGCGGGTCAGCGGGTTGCTGATCCTCCACTAATGGCTCCCAACGACGGGGCGTTTTCTGAGGTCAACACTTTCCCCGGAGGGATGAGTTACTATGACGTGGAAACGGCTTCTCAAGTTGGGGGCAACCCATTCTTTCCTTTAATATCAGGAGCTAATTTACCTGTTACCCGTGATATGCAAACGGATATACGGAATCAGGTAGCAGCAGCTTTTTTCAAGAACATTTTAAATCTTCCGCAAAGTGGGCCACAGATGACAGCTACGGAAGTTATTCAACGGAAAGACGAATTTATTAGAGAAGTTGGTCCTGTATTTGGTCGATTTGAAACAGATTATAATCACCCTATTGCAGAACGTGCTTTTAAGATAATGTTACGGAACGACAACTTTGGGGAAATCCCAGAGGCGTTGCAAGGGCAAAACATAAAGTTTGAGTTTGATCTCCCCGTTAACAAAATCAAGAAACAAGTTGAAGCAGCGGCTGCCACCCAATGGGCTATGGAAATTATGCAGATGGCACAAGTCGCGCCCGAAGCAAAACACATGGTCAATGTAGATGCTCTTGCCAGATTTAAAGCAGATGCTATGGCGCTTCCGTATGAGATAGTTAATACACGTGAAGAAGTACAAGCTAAGTTACAAGCGGAACAACAGATGATGGCACAACAGCAACAAATGATGATGATGCAGCAAGGGGCTGAGATTGCAGACAAGGGTGCTAGTGCAATGCAAAAAGCCGGTATGATACAAGATCCTAATAAAGAACCCACCGAAGAAGGAGTACCAGCATGATCCCTATTGCAGCGTTACTAGCAAGATTATTAGCTAAAAAAGCAGCTAAGAGTATGGCAAGGAAATTGAAACCGGGCGAAAAGAAAAAGATTAAAAAAGATTTAACTAAAAAAGGCGGACAAGTGGTGGGCAAGGAACAAGCAAAGAAAGCTCTGGCGAAAAAAAAGGCTGAAAAACGAATAGCGAAAAAGGGTAAGAAAGAAGCGAAAAAAGCTATTAAAAAAGCTGTAAGGGAAAGAGAAGGGAAAAAAGCCGTCATTGGCGGATTGCGTAATACGATTAAAAAGGGGGCTAAAGGAGCCGCTAAAATCGGGGGCGCCTTGGCTGCTGGTGCGGCTATAGGAAAAATTATTCCTGACGGGCCTATCGATAACAAGATTAAGCGTAGTATGGAAAAAGAGAAAGAGGAAAAGAAAAAGAAGGAGAAAAAGGAGCGCTCCGTATTCCAAAAACGAAAAGAGATTATAAGCGGAGCGGCTGGATCAGGATTAAGTATTTCCGCAAGACAAGAATATCTGATGACAGGAAGAATGCCAAAGCCTCAAAAACGAAAACGAGACAAAAAATGACGCAAAAAATGACACAAAAACGCAAAAGACCTACAAAGATAAGTTCTTTATCGAGAGCTAAAAATAGAGCGGGCCATGTGTGGAATAAAACTTACAGAGAAGAAATAGCGAAAGGAAAAAGTGAGAGGGAGGCTAAAAGTGTAGCTAACAAAAAGGCCGATAAAGCTAAATTAGACGCACAAATAGTTGACGATAAGGCTATAGGCGCCCGTGATGAAAACGGCGTTTTTTTAACCTCTTTCCCACTCGGGTTAAAAAGGTTCAAAAATAAAACTGAAATGGAAGAGGCCGAAAAGGTTAAAAAGCTAGAAATAAGACGGAGAAAACGGGATAAATAGATGCCAAGAAAAAAGGTAAACAAGGCGACTGACATCGAAGAGCTTTTTGATCAGTTTAAGAGAGTCACTCAATACAGTAGTGATATAGAACGCCACCAAGATTTCCGTGAACTATTTCTTGGTTCCGAAATAGGAAGACGGGTGTTCAATGAAATACTAGGTATGGGATATATGGCAAACGATACAACCAAATTTAACACGAACGGGGTTGACCCGAATGCGACTTTAATATCAACTGGGGAACGCAAGCTGGCTCTATCAATCCATAAACTGGTTATGGTAGCACCATCCGCTCCTCCACCACCAACACAAAAAACGAGGCGATAAATTATGGCTGAAGAACAAGCAGTAGAAGAAGTTGAAGAAACAGAAACAGAAGCAACCGAAACGGAGACCGAAACCCCTGAAGAACAAGAATCAGTAGAGATTGAATCGTGGAGAGATTTAATTGAAGATGAAAAGTTACAGAAACACGCTGAACGATTTACTAGCGTAGATGCGTTGGTACAAGCTAATCTGGAATCCAGACAAAAACTATCTAAATCAATTGTTCCCCCGGGAGAAGGTGCAGAGGAAGAAGAGGTCACTGCGTATCGAGAAGCACTGGGCGTTCCCAACGATGTAGACGGGTACGATTTTCTTTTGCCTGAAGGAATGGAACGTACAGATCAAATGATGGATTCCGAAGACCATTGGGCGAATCTTTTTCTGGATAACAACGTACCGAAAGCAACGGCGGATGTTTTAGTTAACGAATTCCGTGGTGAGATAGAAAAGATGATGAACCAAAAAACGGAAATGGATCAGGCATATACGAAACAAAGCGAAGCAGATATGCGAAAAGAATGGGCAGAAGATTATGATAAAAATATTATATTTGCGTCACGGGCTAGTGAAGCATTATTAGGAGATGATTTTGAAGACGCCAGACATATAGAAACGTCTGATGGTAAATTCATTCTCGACAATCCTATTCTAGTTCGTATGTTTGCAAAGTTAGGGAGAGATATGGGAGAAGGTGCTTTAGGTAGTGTGGCCACAGAAGGCGAACGAGAAACACTTATGGAACAAGCAAACACCTATCGTGATAAACGAAAAGATGCTTACGCCAAAGGTAATCATGCAGAAGCTAGAAAATGGGACGAAAAAGAACGCTTGGCCCTTGATAAGATACACGGCGGTGGAGCTATCGTAGGAACGGATACAAGAACTTCATAATATGGAAAACAAACAATCTGAAAAATCCAGAATCAAAATACAGGGTTATTATTCACTTTACGCTGGTGGGCCAGAAGTATCCAAAGAAGAATACGAAAAGCATATAAACGACTCAATTAATAAATATAGAAAAAAACAAGAGGACAAAAGAAAAAGAAAAAGAAAAAGAAAAAGACCAGAACCAAAGAATAAAGATTGAATTGACATTATACACTGTATAAGTGTATATTTTTAATAGGCGGCTTCCCTTATGGCCCCGCCAACATTTTTTAAACAACATGACCGATGCCCCGTTAGAAGGAAGACATGGCCTCCGAAAGGACTTCCCAAATTCCGAATTCAAAACGGCTTCCAGAGGAAATGAATTAGCAGTTATTATTATTTTACTATTCACTAATTTGGAGGCTTACAATGGCTACCTCAATAACTAATTCGTTTATCACGCAATATGAGCGTGATGTCCACGATGTCTTTCAAAGGGAAGGGTCGGTTTTAAAGCCTACCGTTCGTTTTAAGTCAGACGTTGTTGGCTCTGTAGCGACTTTCCAGAAAATCGGAACTGGAACCGCTACTACGAAAGCGAGACACGGAACAATTACTCCGATGAATCAAACTCACACGGCTATCTCCACGACACTTGCTGATTTTTATGCTGGTGATTGGGTTGATAAACTAGATGAGGCAAAAATTAATATTGATGAGAGAATGGCTATCGCCCGTGGCGGTGCTAAAGCTCTGGGTCGAAAGTGTGACGATCAAATCCTCACGACTTTGGATTCTACTTCATCAACGACTGTTACTATTGCTGTAGGATCATCCGCAGCAGTAAGAAATGGCTTGTTGGGTATGATTAAAGCATTAATCGCACAGGATGCTTATGATCCCGGAAATATGTACGGTGTTATGTCTCCTACTTTATGGGCGATGGCATCTACTATTAACGAGTTTGCATCTTCTGACTATGTCGGTTCTGATGGACAAGTATACAATGTTGGAGCGCCAGTAGGCTCTTTCAAGCGTTGGGCGCAAGTTCTTTGGACTGTTCATTCTGGAAATCCGGGTGTAGGTACAGGTACATCTAAAGTTTTCCTTTATAATAAATCGGCAGTTGGCTATGCTTCGGGTAAAGCCCCGGGGAATCTTGCAGGTACGATGTCTGGTGAAACTTCTGTTGGCGCAGATATCACTTGGCATGGTGACCGAGCAGCGCATTTTGTAAATCATGCAATGTCCGGTAATTCTGTAATGATTGATGACACCGGAGTTATCGAAGGAAACGTCGATGATACCGCTGCTATTCCAACTTCGTAACATATTGATCTGGGTAGGCAACTACCCAGATCAGCTTTTACATAACTTGATTGAGGGGCTTCGGCTCTTTGATTTTTCTTTGAACCTTTATGATAGGAGACAGAAATGGCATTTATATCAGCCGATCTGACTAACATGGGTTCGTATAATGGCTTTAATCATTGGCGTTATGATACTCTGGAAGCTTCCACAGCAGTGGATGCGGCTGGGTATTTTAATAACTCTGATGACGACCAGATCTTTCAGGTTGGCGACTTAATTTATACCGTTGATTGGACAACTGCTGTCCGCACCGGTACAATAGCCGGGATGGGCTTGCATATAGTTAATGCTGTCGCATCTGGTGCTGTCGATCTATCTGATAATGTTCTGAATGCCTCTTATGCGGATTCAGATTAAGTAGTATAACGTGAAGTGCGGGTTCCTCTTCGTCTGGTCTCCTCCTGCGGAGGGGAACTCGTATTTTCATTTTTCTAAGGAGAAAGAATGATAAAGGCGAAGGCACATAGATTAAATAAACCCGAAGATGGTAATTTTGGCAAAGTATGGAACTATATTTGTGACCAGCATGAAATAAAAGAATGTTTTAAAGAAGGGTTTTTTAACACGATGGGGGGAAACCTCATGGCGGGAGATGTGGTACGGATGATTGAAATCCGACAAAACCGTATTCTTTCTCTATGCGAAGGAATTATATTAGAAGTAATAAAAAATCAAACAGGGTATCAGGTAGAGTTTCATCCTTTAAGTGAAGCAATTAAAAGATTCCCCCAAGGGAAAGTAGTTAAAGAAACGTCTGCGGCAGAACCCGCACCAGAATTTATTTCCGGTACGGGATCAGTAGAATGGAATTTAGGAAGGCGAACATATGTAATTATCGTTGACGGAAAACCTGTTTGTGAAATAGAAAATAAGGCAGAAGCCCATGCTGTTGCACGGGGGGATAAACCAATACCTGTTATGGCTTAAAAGGAGTTTTGTATGCCCAGTGAAACCGACGTAGCAAACGTCGCATTACGATTGGTTGGGGGTACTAGAATAACCTCTTTTACCCAAGCCACTCCAAATGCAAACGCTATTAATGATATTTACTCGGAGATAAGAGATACTCTTCTTGAGTATCCGTGGAATTTTGCTACCCAACGAGTCGAATTAGCGCAATTAACTACTACACCTAGTTTTAGATTTGATTATGCTTACGCACTCCCCTCCGATTGGATTTACACTGTATCTGTCCACGATAACGATGGCGGGTTTGGAACAATTGATTTTAGGGAAGAACAATTAGCGGGCCAAAAAGTTCTTTCAACAGATAGCACAGCTATTTATTTAACTTATGTTAAAAGGGAAACTAACCCTAATTTGATGCCGCCTTCGTTCCGTATTGCGTTATCTTCCTCATTAGCCAGAAACTTAGCCATCACAATCGCCAATTCTAATGTGCTTGAAGATCAGCTTGCGGCAAGAGCGGAAAAAGATTTAGCGAAAGCTAAATCTATAGATGCTTTAGGGTCATTCCCAGAACCTCGCCCCCGTGGATCATGGGCGCTTTCTAGAAATGGTTTTCGTTAATGCCTAAAGTACACCCTATAACACCATCGATGAATACGGGGGAACTAACCCCCCGCCTAGCTGCTAGAGTAGATTTCAACAAATACCCTAGCGGGTTAGCGACAATGGAAAATCTTATCCCTCTCCCAGAGGGGGGAGCTATGCGCCGTGCGGGAACTCGGTATATTGCTGCTACTAAGACAGGCGCCACTATAAAATCCCGTCTGAAGAAATTTGAATTTTCTACTTCTCAAAATTATATTCTGGAGATGGGGAATTACTACATACGGTTTTTTAGAGACCAAGGGCAAATCTATGTCCCTAATATTACGGCTTCAATTACTAACGGAACATTTCCATCAGGGATTAGTAGTTGGACAGACCGATCTGGAGGTGGTTCGTCTATTTCCCACGATGCAACTAATGATCGAATGAACCTGATTTCTAATGGTTCTAGTAATGCCCATGCGGAACAGGTTGTTACAAATTCTTCCGCTATAGAACACGTTGTTCAGTTTCAAGTTATAGGGGCGCCGGGAGATTACGCTTTTTTACGGATCGGAACATCATCAACAGGAACTCAAATAGTCAACGATTTTATTGCTGAAGTTGGGTATCATTGTTATTCCTTTACTGCTACTGCGGCAAATTTTTATATTCAATTTATAAATGAATTAGGTAAGACAGTCCAGATAGACAATGTGGTTTTACTCGACAATGCTCCTGTAGAAGTAGTTACTCCTTATGCTGAAGCTCATTTATACGAAGTTGAAGGCCCACAATCAGCCGATATTTTGTATATGTTTCACGAATCATACCCAACATACCGATTAGAACGGCGGGGGCATACAACATGGTCACTTATAGAAGTCCCGTGGCAAGATGGCCCGTGGCTTTCTACAAACGATACTACAACTACATTAACCGCTAGTGCAGCGACAGGATTGGGAGTTACAATTACTGCTTCTTCCGTAAACGGGATTAACGGTGGGTCTGGTTTTTTGTCGTCGGATATAGGGAGATCAATACGGATAACGGATGAAACAACTATTAACTGGGGATGGGGAGTTATTACGGCTGTTGGAGGAACAACCAGTGTTACCGTGGATGTGGAGAGAACCTTTTCGGTCACTACCGCAGAAACAGATTGGAGGCTAGGGTCTTGGTCAGGTACTACTGGTTATCCTTCTACAGGCGCTTTTTTTGAACAACGCTTATACGTCGCCGGAAATACAGACCAACCTCAAACTTTTTGGGCTTCTCAAACAGGAAATTTTGAAAATCATTCTCCTGATAGCGATCCTACTGAGGGAACTTTTGATGGGACAGTTCAAGATGACGATGCACTAGATTTCACTATTTCGGCTGATAATGTAAACGCTATCCGCTGGATGTCGGCTGGAGAAGATACTTTATCAATTGGCACAACAGGTGGAGAGTGGGTTCCGTCTTCTACGGGCGCAGTTATTACCCCGTCCGATATTACGGTTAGACGCCAAACAACGCATGGGTCAGCGCAAGTCGTTCCTGTGCGAGTGGATAATATCGTATTGTTTGTCCAAAGAGCGAAACGAAAAGTAAGAGAGTTTGGATTTACATTTGAAACAGACGGGTATAGAGCATTTGACATGACTCGATTAGCCCAACATATTACGATAGGCGGTATTGTAGAAATGGATCATGCGGAAGAACCAGATTCTCAAGTTTGGGTTGTTCGTGCCGATGGTCAACTTCCAGCAATGACGTTTCGAAGACAAGAAGATGTTGTCGGGTGGTCAAGACACATCCTTGGGGGCGCTTTTGGAACAGGAGATGCTATAGTCGAAAGTGTTTCCGTAATAGCGGGGTCTAACGGGGCAGGACAACATCACGACTCTACAAGCCGGGATGAAGTTTGGATTCAGGTAAAAAGAACTATTAACTCTGCAACAGTTCGCTACATAGAAATGTTTGAAAGAGATTACGACACAACTCACGATGCAACAGATGCCGTATATAGCGATTCTTGTATTACCTATAGTGGTGGGTCAACATCTACTATTACGGGGTTAAGTCATTTAGAAGGGCAAACAGTTAAAGTGTGGGCAAATTCTGCAATACAATCAGATAAAGTAGTTTCTAGCGGTAGTATTACTTTAGATACTGCATCTACTAAAGTACAAATTGGGTTAAGTTTTACACACAAATTAGCAACTTTAAAAATAGAAGGCGGGAATAAAGCAGGAACTTCCGTCGGAAAAATAAAGCGTTTTAGCGGAGTTACTTTTGTTTTACTTAATAGCCATACTATAGAATATGGGCCAAGCTCTTCCGAACTGACTAAGAACGATCTAAGAGAAGTTTCTGATTATATGGATTCGGGAACTCCGTTATATACGGGAGAACTAGCGGTGGAATTTGATGGTAACTGGGAATCAGACCCAAGAATTTATATAGAGAGCGACGATCCCGCTCCATTTACTATTTTGGCAATAGCACCTGAAGTTAAGATTAACGCTTTAATATAGAAGGTTAAAGAGGTACAATATGCAAAGATACGCCGATTGGCCCGATAAGCTTATTGACTTTCTATCTATAAGAGATTCCGCCCCGCTAAAATGGGGGTATACTGATTGCTCATTATTTGCCAGTGATGCTATAAACGTAATGAACGGTTCTGATCCTGCATATTGGTTTAGAGGAAAATATACTACAAAAAAACAGGCTTTTAAACTATTAAAACAATTTGGCGGAGGCGGGCTTCCAGAAACAGTAACAAAAATTATGAAAGATATGCACTACCCAGAAATCTCCTCTGATGAAGCTAATTCGGGAGATTTAGTTTTAATTGATGTAGAAAACGTGCATCCAGATGCTTTTGGTTTAACATCTGCAATTATGGCTAGTCCAGCAGTAGCAATAGCGCAAGGGAAAGACGGACTAGTATATGTAGATAATCCCGACATAAAACGAGCGTGGGCAATATGATGTTCCCTAAAAATATTTTAAATTGGCCTGTCGTTACAGGGTGTTTTAGAATTTCTGCTGGATGCAATAGTTGTCCATCTTATTGGGAATACTTTGAAGAAGGCAAGGATTATACTCCTGTTGTTCACGAAGATATTTTACAAGACCCCTTAATGAACCCAGAGCCTTCTACTTATGAAGTTGCGTTTGGCTCGGATCTTTTCCATAATGATGTAGCATTAGATTTTCAACGAAAAGTTTTTGAGGTAATGAATAAAGCACATTGGCATTATTTTTCTGTAGGAACAAAGAGAATTGCCAGAACGGCTATGTTACATTTTAATTTTGAATGGACAAAAAATATCCAGTTAACTGTAGGCATTGAATCAGGAGAATACGATTGGAGACTAGATATTCTAAAAGGGATACCGGCGAAAAAGAAGGCAGTATCAATCGTCCCCATTCTCGGGCCGTTTGATAATGACATAGATTTTACTGGTATAGATATAGTAGGTGTTGCCCCAGAAACATGGGGATACAAACGCCCGCACGATCCTAAATGGATCGAACACATTAAACGGCGATGTCTGGAACAGGAAATAACCGTTTCCGATAATACGATCTTATATTCACACGAAGGTAATAAAACTCATGTTGTTAGATCAAACTGATATAGAAGAACTATTTGAAAAAAAATGTCATTGTTTTGGCGCAGCGGTTGCTGGGGGCATGTCTGCGGGAATTGTTGCCGCTAACGTAGCGGCTTTAGGAGCAGTAGTTTCTGCGGTAGGGATGATCCAACAGGGGAAAGCTGCTAGCGCTCAAGCCAATTTCCAAGCTGGGGTCGCCAGAAATAACGCTATTATAGCTCAACAGCAAGCTACTCGGGCAAGACAACAAGCCGCGATTGACGAAGGCGATTTTAGACGGGATCAGAGCGACTTAATGGCTTCCCGAAGATCTTTGATGGGGGGATTGGGAGTAACAGGAGCCGGTTCTCCATTAGCAGTTTCGTCTGATTTTGCGGGAGAAACCGAATACAACGC